CCTCAGACTATGCCTTTGGTAAGCAGGTATGTATTAGGTAGAGCTACAAAAGCCACATTAGATGACTTAAAAGGTGGACGTCTGGCTACAAATGCAGAGAGTATTCTTATGAAGGGAGTGGTTGAAGCCCTTAATAATATTAATCCTCGTACTTTTCCTGGTGGTCCCGGTTTAAGCCCTAAAGCAAAGAGAATTTATGATGACTTGATGTTGGAAATACAACAGAAAGATAAATGGATGACAGGTGGGCAGGTAGTTGAGTGGTATCAACGACATTATCAACGTAAGCCCACTATAAGAGAGCTTAAAGCGTATGCTGCTACTAGACAAATATATGCATTTGATTATCTAGGCCTTAATGCAGCATTAAGAAATGAATTAGTAGCCGCAGACTACCATGAAGGTATAGTAAAAGGATTATTTAAAGGTCCAAATGTATTAAAAGAAGTACAAGGAACTAGTCTCCCCCCGAATATGGTTAAAATTTATGATGCCATAGAAGGTAAGCTAGTCCATGTTAAAGATAATGCGGCATTACAAAAGCGTTTAGTACGTGATGGTCGTAATGATCTTATTCTTCTTAAGCTTCTTGAAAGCCGTAAGAAATTTGGTCAGTATATTATTGTACCAAGAGGAGATGTTAATTTACGTCCTCTTAGGGCTAAAGTATTAAGTGAAAGTAAGGGACCGCATCGGATATATGATGTAGGTAATTTTATTAAGCAACAGAGAACTAGATTTATTAATGGAAGAGAAGTATTAGTTAATCCTAAAACCCACTTTGCTGTTAAAAGCCCATCTGAAGCTAGAAAATTTGTTGAAGATTATAATGAAGCTCTTGAAGCATTTAAATCTGCAAGAAGTAGAGATGATGTTTTGTCTAAAGCTCAAGCTACTCTCATTATTAATAAAAATACCCGATGGAGTAGTTTTGAGGAAATGGAAAAAGCAGTAAAAAACAACGGATTAGAGCTTACTCCGTTTGAAGCCCTTAAAGATGGAGAGTTGCCCACGTTTAGAAGGGATGAGTTTGGCACACAGCCTTTCGATCCCGATTTCGCTAGTTTTTCTGATAAGACAAATATGTTAATCCAATCAGGTAGGTTGTTTTATAGTAGAAGGGGACCAATTCTTAAACATCCGAGAGAAGGTAATGCTCTTATCTTACATCCTGATGTAATCATACAACGAGCTATTACTAATGTTGTTCGTCTTCAAGCGTATAATAATTATAGAATTAGGCAAGTGACAAGATGGGTTAAAACATATGATAAATATTTAGAGAAGGTGGAAGGGCGTAGTATCTCTGAAAAGTTTCTATATGGTCAGTTTGACAAGTCTCGTAATGCTGCTGTTCCTATTTCTGGAACTACTTTAAGAAATGCAGAGCTTCAACGTCAGGGTATCTTGATGATGTTGAAGCGTAGAGGGGTATTGGAAGAGCAAGTACATAGATATAGAGATCAAATTATTGATCTTATAGATGAGCGTGCTAATGCTGATTTAGCTGATAAAGCTGCTAATATTATGTCTGGTGATCCTATTATATCTCTTAGAGGAGCAGCGTTCAAAGCCTTTCTTGGCTTTTGGGACTCATCTCAATCTATTGTTCAGGCTAGTACTACTCCGGGGGTATTGGCAGTAAGTCCTGTTGCTGGTGCTAAAGCAATTGCTTCTTATCTTACTATTAGAACTGCACTTGCAGCGCCTCAACATGTTAAAACAATTTCAAAAGGTTTAGCAAAGACTACAGGACTGTCTGTAGAGATGGCTGAAAGGTTAATAGCAGATATTGAAAGATCAGGAATTAAGATTGTTGATAGAAACCTTGGTGATCTTGATGCTATAACTGGTGAAGGTAGTGTTTTAACTGTGGGGGGTGCATTTTTAAGAAGGGTAACAGATTCGTCTATGTTATTCTTTAAAGAAACTGAAATGTATATTAGAGTATTAGGCTTCACTATTGCATGGCTTGAGAACTTTGAAAAGACAGGAAAGGGGTTGTCTACTGCTGATGATTTTGCTAGGGTAGGTGTTAGAGGTATAGCTTTAGCTGGTAATATGACAAGAAACGAGAAGGCTTTTTGGCAAGAAGGGGTTTTAAGTCTTGGTACGCAGTTTATTGCTCAACCCTTCCGTCTAGCAGAGCTTTTATTCTTCCCTACTCGCGGTGGATTTACTCCACAGAGTAAACTTAGATGGTATATGGGATTGGCCCTTGCATATGGCCCCCTCTTAGGGTTTACAGGGGACCAATCGACAGGTAGCTTACCTGAATATATTAAACAAAGGTATTTTGAAGCAACCGGAAAAGAGATTCCGAAAGAAGTAATGAGAGCGTTTACATCTGGTCTTATAGGTTCTTTGCTTCCAGAAACCGACATCCAAAGGCTTCAACCTTTTGGACAGGGGTTCCTTTTGTCTGATTTCTTTGATAAAGAGAAGGGAGTTAGCCTTTGGGATATGCTTGGGGCGTCTGGTAGTATGGTAAGTCAGTTTTTAAATGCTACAATAGGCAGTGCTAAGGTATGGGCATTCCTATCTGCTGATATTGATGCTGATCTAGTTCCTTTGACTTTGCAAGATATAGCTCATGATGTGATGAAAACATTAGTTAGTTATAATAGAGCACAAAAGGCTATTCATGCATACCAAACAAGGCAATATGTAAATACAAGAGGAGATGTACTTCAGGAAGATATAGATACGTTTGATGCTGCTATGATTGGGTTAGGTTTTAATCCATTAGAGAGTGTGGAAGCATACACAGGCAGTGGTTATCTTACTGAGTATCAGAAAAAAATATTTATAGATGCTAAACAAGCTGCTAAGTTCTTCATAGCAGCAGTCGCAGCAGAAGAGGGGAGTAAAGAAGAGAGATTAAACCTTTCTTACTTTAATTACTTAAAACAGTTACATCATATTACTGACCTTGATGGTGATGGTGGTGCTTTGTTTGCTGAGACTGTTGATAAAATATTAAAAGAGAAAAAAGTATATAATCAGAAAGTTTTTGAAAGATTTAATAGAGTATTAAGACGTTCTCCTAAGAACTTACTTAGAGAAGGAGTTAAATAATGCCGAGACATGGCGCATTTGATAATACACTACCTTTGTCCCGTGAACCTCAAGGGCCAAGAAGTTTTGGTAGGGTAAGAGAGCCTGGAAGACCTTCTACATTAGGTCTTGCTACTAATCTATTTGGTACTCTTCTTGGTGGTGCTGCTGATATTATTGACTCAGCAGGAAATAGAGAAATAAGTTCTGGTATTGATGAAGCGATTGAAGGTGGTTTTGAAGAGGCGTTTGGTGAAACAATAGGTGAAGAGATAACTGAGGGTATTAACCGAATATCAAAAACAAAAGAGTCTAGTAAACAGGGAAGAGATGCAACAGATCGTTTTAATCTGTTTCTTATGTCAGAGATTAAAAAATTAAAAGTCCAACATCCTGGAAAAGAAGAGCTTATTAATAAACTCTTACGAGATAGGGGATTAATTGACCCCCAACTTCAGCTTCTAAAAGAACAAGGTGCTATAGAGGATAGGGCTGAAGCTGCTGATTTTGCTAGAAATGAAACTATGATTAATGAAGCAGTTAAACTAGGGGTTGCTACTTTTAATGAGCCCGGTAATCCTGCTAGTGGGGTAGATGAAGAAACTACACTTAAACAAATTACTGAAGTGTTTGTAGCAAGAGGAGAGTTGGATAGATCATTAAAATCTAGAGGATTTTTTAAAACTCCTTCAGGAGAAATCAAGTCTACTCTTAGACCAGTATATATTCAGAACATACCTGTTATTAGACGGAGTTTATTTATTCAAGCTATGGCTGGTATTCGTGCTCCTTTAAATCAATTAAGTGCTCTTATGAGAGCTGGTGATATTAAAGGTGTTAATGAAGGTATGCAGGGGCTTACTGTATTAGCTGATCAATTTAGATTAGATCAAATAAAAAATACACTCAATCTTAATCCTTCTGAAAAAGAAGATTATATGAAATACGTTGATGATCTGTTAGTTTCCATTACAAGTGGTGTATTAGGTACAGAAAAGATTACCGATTTAAACCAATTGAAAGCATTGGAAAATGTTTTTGGGTATGCTACTAAAAATGCAGAGATTATGAATGCTACAGACCTTCCTACTTTATTTAGGCTTAGTCTACTCTCTAAAAATTTAGGAGATGTCCTATTAAGTACGAATTTGTCTGGTAATATAGGGTTAAAAACTAAGTTAGCAAGGAAGATAGGATTAGAAATAAAAACTCTTGGTGATATAGTTCCTTCAAAATCTGATCCTGAAGATGGTGATATTCCTCCACTTGGTAGTGGTGAGGTAGATCACAGTAAAGTCGATAAACAAGATAGAGTACAGGCTGCTAGTGATATTCAAAAAGGTCTACAAGATATAGGGTTTATTATTAATTCAAAAGCGGACTCTTATACTTGGATACAATCTAATGGGCCTGGGTTTAATGCTTTTATTAATACTTCAGGAGGCGTAGTTTTAACTGAGGAAGATAGGGATGTTATAGCTAATCAAATGCTTCATCCAAACTTTCTTACCAATCTTAATAAATCTTTATCCTTCCACCCAAAGAAGGCTGCTGCTGTAGGTGCTTATGCTTTCGATATGGTACAACAAACTCTACAAGATACAATGAGACAGTTTAGAAACTTCCCTATCTTTGGTGGACTAAATAGAGATTTCAAGATTGAGTTTGATAATCAAACAAAACAGTTTATTACTAAAGATGAGAACCCATTAGGTGCTGCTAGGCGTCCAGGTGCAGGGCCAATTGCAGGGGGTAAGTCCTTTGCCGATATAGCTGGTGTTAAGGATCGTATGAATAAGATTAATAAGATGGTTCCTTTCCTTGTCGAAACAAGGCAGTTTAAAGATAGTGTTAAAGGAACGAGTGAGGTTGAGTTTATGGAGAGTGTAAAAGATTTGGTTACAAAAGACCTTTTTACTTTAAATGTAACACCAGCCTTCATACCGAAAAATGCTCCTAATGTACAAACTAAACAAGGGGTATCTCTTGAAGGACTAGGCACTGAGATTTTGTCAGCAGTAGATAAGGCTGCACCTATTCTTGAAGCATTAAATGTTCCCTTAGTAGTAACCTCTGCTACTGAAGGCAAACATAAGAAGGGGTCTAAACATTTTTCCGGTAATGCTATTGATATAAGAACAAGACAATTAGCACCGGAGAACCAACAGAAGGTTACTGCTGAGTTAAAAGATGCATTAGGAACAGACTTTGATGTGATACTTGAGAAAGATCATATACATATAGAATATGATCCGAAAAAAAAAATAATTGAGGGTGGTGGTGGGGAGACGGAGCTTATAGGGCAAGTTGCGCCAGATAGACAAGAGGAAGATAAAATTAGACTGTTTAATCTTCTCACTCCCGATCTAAAAGAAAAATTAGAAAGGTTAAGTATTAGAGATATACCAGAAAAGGCTGCTAAGGGTCTTGAGGAAGAATTAGAATTAAGTCTTAAGTCTATGAGTAGGGTCGATCTTCAAAGAATGGCTATGGCTCTTATAACTGGTAACATTACAGGTTCTTTTATTCCAACTGATGAAAATATAGATTTTATTTTAAAAGCTGATGAAGATGATCTTGTTAATTTGTTGTTTAAGAACTTAGTATTTACTGCTAGAGGTAAGGAGGTATAATATGTTTCATGCAACAATTATTGTATGTTGGCTCGCTATGGGGTGTATGCTTGGGGAGTCTTCTAAGAATCCTTTCCCTGATAAGCAAGTTTGTGAAGTAGAGGCAGCTAGAATGTATAACGACCTGACTACGCCCCCTTGGATGGATGGTCTTGGACCACCGGAGCAAGCTGAAGCTAAATGTTTAACACAAGAAGAACTAGACCTAACATTAGGAGGTTAATATGGGATTTTTAAATTTTATGGGGCCACTGCTACGTATGTTTCAAGGAGGTCTTGGTACACTGGCGGATTCATCTGATAAGAATCCGAAGACATCAGCTAGTTTGGCGATTGGTGGTGGATTAATGACGTTGTTTGGTTTTAATCCTGACATGGTACATTCAGTTGGTAATGCTATGTGTTCTTTCGGCAGCTTACTCACTAAGTTTTAATGGCAAGAGGAATAGTATATAGTAAGAAGAACCCACTCCTTCGTTGGTTAGTGGATGAAGGGGTATGGTTAGTAGAACAAGAGCTGTCTGCATTTTGGAATGACATTGCATTCAAAGTAGAGATACATTTTAAAACAGACCTTTCTTCTATTCCTCAAGTTTTTCGTTCTCTTATCCCACAGGTAGGTAGGCACATTCAAGCTGCTATATTTCATGACCTGATATATCGCACCGTAGGCCATTGGGGATTAACTCGGGCTCAATCTGATGAGATGTTCCTCGCTGGTATGAAATATAGTGGTGTTAGGTACACAAGAAGGTATGCTATCTACTGGGGAGTCAGAGCAGGGGGGGGGTGGGCCTCTTGGAACGACTAAAAAGAGGCCGGAGGTTGCCGCTGTATGCGTAAAGATAGGGGTGGGTGCTACCACCCTAGCCTAGACATAGAAAATGCCCTGTAGCGTGATTAAAACCATGCTACAGGGCATTTCTTTTTTTTAAAGGGGTATTATCTCCTTATTCTTTTATATTTATCTATATACCCCCGTGGTCCCTCCCCTATCTCCCATCTTATCCACTCTTCTAGTATTATAAGCCGTTCTTTTAACTTTTCACAGGAGGTACAGATGTATCCTTTTGGTTCTGTCTCTCCCTTGCCCCATTTTCCTTCTCTCCATAGTTTTTCTTTGGTTGCTCTTCCGTACATTTAAATATCCTATCCCATCCTTCCCTATATGCATCAGTGGTTATCTTCTGACTCTCCATGTTAGGTTTGATACCAATAGAACCTGCCATGTCAAGATCACTCATGATGTAACCTCTATTAGTTTTAACATTGCTGTTGTCATAATTTTTCTACCCATTAAAGATTCATTTTCCCACCTACTCCAATAGTCCATTGTAGGGGTAAACCAATATACTCTAGCAATACCAGCTTGAACAATATGAGCACTGCATCTATCACATGGAGGGCCTGTTACAAACATAGTGTGATTGGTAAGATCACGCCTAGCAAAAAGGATAGCGTTCATTTCAGAATGAATAACAGCACTATATTTAAAACCTTTGTTGTGTAATATCTCTTTAGTGTCTGGTATCCTTTGAGGTAAGCCATTATATCCTTCTGATATTCTCCTCTTACCTGATGGGTCAACTATCACTGCTCCACACTTAGTACCGGGATCAAGACTCATGTTTGCATTTTCAGCAGCAGCCCACATCCACCTTCTTTCCCATTTAGTAAGATCATTAAGGCTTATCTGTTCCATATTCAAGCTCCAATATCATTTTAGCATAATGAATAAGTTTTATAATATCTTTCTTACCACCTTTTACTTTGTGCCTAGTAGCATATTTTATAATATTACTTTCAAATACACCTAGTTTATTTTTATAAGAGTACATAGAAGGTTGTATTGGAAACTGTTGGTAATGAGTACCTGTCCCATCTTCTTCAAACACTGATTTTTTTTTGAAAAATTTAAACGTCACAGGTTTTGCCTCCTGTATCTAGATCAATAGAACAAGCTGCCTCCATCATACCTTTCTTCTTACCCTTCCTCCTGTGGGTGGTACACCCCTTAGCTCCACCCTTCCATGCTGACAGGTACACATCTTTAAACTCATCAAAGGTTACATTATCCCCAATGTTAATTGTCTTGGATATAGCGGAGTCAACATAGGGATAAGCAGCAAGGAGAATAGCTAGGTGTTGGTCAATGGTTAAGTCATTAGCTGTATCACTTAGTATCCCCCATTTAGCTAATGCATAGTCTCTCACTTGTACAATCTTAGTCCCATCCTCAGTAACCATAGTCCTATCTATTACATGTGCAAAGGTAGGCTCTATTCCTGAAGAGACATTATCAGCACAGAAAGATACGGTTCCGGTGGGTGCGATAGAAATAAGATGTGAATTGCGTAGACCACAGAAATCAATGTCACACTTAACAAACTCAGGTAGGGTCTTAAAAAATTCACCATTAAAAAATAGCTCCTTATTATACAGTGGGAATGGGCCTTTCTCATGTGCTAGACTTGCAGATGTACTATATGCTGTGTCTCGAAGCACCCCCATAATATCTCTAGTAAGGTTTACAGACCCCACATCTCCATATTTATGGCCCATAGCAGTAATAACATTACCTAGCCCTGTTATTCCAAGGCCCATCCGTCTCTTATTAAGAGCTTCTAGTTTCTGTTGAGGCAGAGGGAAGTCAGCAAGATCAATGACATTATCTATAGCCCTTACAATAGGTGGAATGTCATGTTTAAACATGTTGTAATCAAAGTATGCATCCCCTACTTCTTCTCCCATATTTACATATTTAACTAGATTGAAACTACCAAGGAGACATGCTCCATAGGGAGGAAGCGGCTGCTCTGCACAAGGGTTGGTCGCTTGTATGTGCTCACAGTAATAGAGGTTATTCATTCGGTTGATTGTGTTCAAGAATAGTACCCCTGGTTCTGCCCACACCCACGTTGCTCTCATTATCTGGTCCCACAGACCAGCCGCTTCCACTTGCTTTATCACCTGTCCCCCAAACACAAGATTGAATGGTTCCTTATTTACTACAGCCCTCATGAACTTATCGGTGATACCTACAGATATATTAAAGTTTTTTAAGCTCTCTTGATCTTGCTTCTTTCTTATGAATGCTTCAATATCAGGGTGGTCTACCCTCATCACTCCCATCATTGCTCCGCGCCGCCAACCAGCAGCCATAACAGTGCCACACATAGCGTTATAGGTATCCATAAACGATATTGGACCTGAAGCACTCGTATCAAGCTTAACAATAGGAGCCCCTTCATGACGAAGGCCGCTGAAATCATATCCTATACCTCCACCTTTTTGCATAGTGAGAGCAGCTTCTTTTAATTTGTCCATTATACTCACTAGGCTGTCATTAATTGTATCAGATACAAAACAATTAAAGGGAGTGCTGTTACGAGCACTACCAACTGTACTCTGTATCCTACCAGCAGGTAAAAACCTCATGTTTAACAGTATGTCTTTTAGTTTTAGTCTGTGTTCCTCATTGTCTGCTAACGCAGCGGCCACTCTTTCCTGGCTCTCTTCAAAACTCTCATTAGGTTGACGATATTTCTCTGCATGTACACTGTCGGAGACAGGGCAAGTAGGGCCGTATTTCATTTTTTTTTATAATCCTTTTGGTGTTTTATATGTTTTATATGTTTTAGTTTTAGGAACTTTCCAAACAAACACAGATAATAAACTTTTTAAAGCTATATCTATCATGTGTTTAGTCCCTCTACTTTCACCATCCCAAAGTGCTATTAGTGCTTGAGCATTAGCAGCCATAAGAACATTTCTTTTATATCCTGCTGACCTACCGTGTTTATCCCAATTAGCAGGATACCGTTCTAACGGTATATTATTATCTAGTGCCCATTTCTCACCAAGCTGGTCAGCACCTTGAGCAGTTCCACTAATGACTTTAGTAGGACTCCATGCGACAGCTTCTATAGCATCAAGAAGTTCATAATAACTAGTGCATATTCTTGAACCAGCAATAATAGTTATCACACTAAATCCTCTAAGTAAGGCTTCTTCCAGCCAATTGGTTTCATTACTTTACCATTTTCATCTATGGTAATTTCCCCTTCCACCTTCATCATGTTGCTGTAATGAACACGATCAAAAGCTTCGTCAAATACATCTTCTAGACTAAGGGCTACAATAGTACCACTTAATACATATTGTAAATCACATAGTTCTTTTAATATATGCTCCCTATTACCAGATTGTAACGCATCTATTGTTTCTTCTAGCTCTTCTTCCATTAGGTTAGTTCGTCTAACTACTAGTTCCCCATGATATTCATATTCATCAACACCTGATGCATTCATAAATTGCATTACTTTATATTCTCTACTCATGTCCTACCTCCTGGGTATTTAGTATAGTATAACAACTGGCTTAACCATATAGTATTCATACAGGTAGTGAACCCACCCCCCATCACACTCCACCACTGGTCTAATGAAGAGAAGTAGTATAGGTGCCAGAAACCATACAGGGTGAAGAAAAGTACATGGAGCCAGCTAACTCCACGTACTAGTTTCTCCTTGTATAATTTTTTTACAGAAAAAAATATGAATAGGCCAGCAGTTAAGATAAGGCTGCTGTTAATAATGTCAGGCGACATTGACAGTCAACACCTTACGCTTTTCTTTATCGTATACGGTATACCTGTCACGCATCCATCCACCACAATCATTACACTCATACTGTTGGTACTTACCTACGGTTGTATGAGCAAACCCATCTTTATGTACGTTCTCACTACCACACTTAGGACATACCCTGTTATCACTTTCTATAAACACTCCCATGTTAGGATGCCTAGTCATATAAGGCAGCATCTTATAATATACCTCTTCGAGTATTGTTATGTCATGTATATTATATCTTTTCATCTCTGCCCAGGCTTCAGGGTTATCCTTAAGGCACTCTGTCCATAGTTCATGACCAGGAAACTTACTATGTTTATTCTTTTTAGACTTACATTCTAACACTTCAGCAAGATACTCTAATGAGTTACTATCAAATCCAAACTCTTTTTTAGCAACGACACATGTATCTATTTCCTTAATAGGAGCAACTGGGGTAAGACCATAAACTAATGAGCGGCCTCTTATTTTAGGCATGTCAAATGCCTTACCATTATGTGTTATTGTAGCATCTGCTTCTCTTAAAAGCTTATTAAGGGACATAAGAATAAGTTGCTCATTACTCTTATAAACATCATAATAATATACCTTATCTTTATCAAGCCACTTAGCAGCAAAACTAAGAATAGAACAGTGCTCTATGACCTGGTTTGCCCCTATGTTTTCTTTAAAGAATCGCCATACATGTGCGACATTTGGCGCTGTTTCAATGTCCAAGATTAAGATTTTGATTTTAATTCTCCTCTAAATAGTCAGCAAGTTTTCTTAATAGAGTAGGATTATTATTCATTTTTCCTAATGATACATTACATGGCTGACACAAAAGACCTCTTATCTTTCCGGTTAAATGAGAGTGGTCTACATGTAAGTTTTTAAAGCCTACTCCGCTATCTTTTCTACCACAAACAGCACAACCATATTTTTGTTTTAATAATATTTCTTCATATTGTTTAATACCTATACCATATTTAGCTTTTAACGTGCTGTTTCTGACTCCTCTTTTAAACTCTTCAGGATGTTCTTTTCTATATTTATTAGAACGTTCTCTACACTTACGAACAAACTCAGGATCAGTTAATCTTTTCATCTTGTTTCTTTTAGAGTGACACTCAGCACAAACAGGATGTAGTTTATCTTCTTTAGATACATCTTTATGAAATTCAGAAATGGTTTTCTTAATACTACATTTTGTACACCTCTTCATTTCTTCCTTTTGATCCTTTCATCTTTGGTTTTAGCTTTATGACATGATTGACAGAGCACTTGTAAACCTTTAGCTTCACAGAACATACGCTCTATCACCTTGTCCCAGGACTCAAACCCTTTCTTCGGATCAATGATGGGGACAATGTGATCAACTGTCACATTATTAATTCGTTTTCCTTTCTTCTTTATAGAGACGGGGACTTGGTGTGCTCTTCTTTTATATCCGGCACACTTATATATCCCTCTTCTTATCCATGCAGCCTTCCTTACCCTGTGTTTGGGAGGCCACCGACCAGAGGCTACACGCAGGGCACCTTTAATAAAGGCATTATACCTAGCCTCTGTCCATTCCCCATTATTGCGGGGCCTGTCTATCATCCGGGGGGTGCCATCTCTTTTAAGAGAGTGGCCTTTCTCATTAGTAAACTTTGTTCTAATTCTTTTATACGGTCTTTAAGCCACTCTATATAATCACTAACTTCTAAAGTTATTTCTTCTACCTCTGGATCATCATGATACCATAGTCTCATTAATGCTCCTTCTATAACTCTAGGTGACTTCATGATGTATCTCCTATGTTCCACATAACAGGACTACCATCTTCATTAAGACTACGTACCATCCAAAGAAGCCTTCCTTGTTCGGTTAATCTACTAATCCAATGGTCCCCATATTTTGCAGAATATTGTGCAATAACTTCGGCAATCATTTCTCTATGATCTTCACATTTAGACAAAAGATCATATGCCTTAACAGGCCCACATTTAGGTAGACCAGGTACATTATCAACTACATCACCAGTAAGAAGCTGAGAGTAGAAATAGGACAGACCTGCTCCTTTTATTTTGGGTGCGCTCCCTGTTCTGTCAAGCTCTATCCATCCTTGTAAGTCTACTAACTCAGGCCCAAACTGTGCTTGTCTCCCTAGTTCCCATCCGTAGTGCCAACCTGGGCATTGTCTTAAATCCTTATCTCTGGTGCATATGATAGTAGTTGTTTCACCAATACGATAATTTGACATAGTTGTTTGATATACACACATGAGATCGTCTGCTTCTATACCATCACTTACTACATGGTCAAACATACCTCTTATGTATGCATTAAGATTGTAATAATGATACGGTTTGTTATCAACCCTAGTACCCTTATACACCTTCGTAACAGCTATATCGTTACGAAAATTTTTCTCTCCTGATAAGAAAAAGAGCGGGGGTTCTGTAGCCCCCACTATAGCGCAGATATTATCCACCCTTAAGTTAAAGAGCTTCGCTACATATTCCCAAGGTGGTAGTTCATCTTCCTTCTGCCACCCTGTCTCAGCAGCAAAACCTATCTCATATTTAAGGATGTCTCCGTCTATTAATGGTTTCATTTTGGAATTACCCATTTACCAGGAATAGTTCTATCACTCCAATAAGCAATTCTGATATGAACTTTTCCATTAATAGTATATATCACCTGTATCATTATATTCCCATCCTTTACTTTTTATATAGGACAGCAGTTTATACCTTGTCATCCCCATAGCCCATCGAAGGATAGGAGCAGCGCCTATAACTACTCCCTCCTCCAACACTATTGCTGCTACAAAATGAGGGGCTACTATCTGTATTAAAAAGGGATTTCATCATCATCAGCAGGGACATTAGCCTCTACTTGCTCCTTAGTAGGCTCTGTACCATCAAGCATACCGGCAAGAACACTACCATTGAACTCAAGGTTCCCCTTGATCTTAGTCCTAACCCACTCAGGAAGTGCGTTAAACACATCAAGGTCAGGATTACCAAGGTCAAATACCTTTGTTGGATTGACTAGATCAGGCATCTTCTCTACTTTCTTAGCACTCATAGCAGAGATACCTGCGACCTTCTCTCTATCCTTGCTCTTAAAGTTAAAGACAACAACAGTGATATTACATGGGGTGCCTAAAAGATTGAACCAGTCCCCATTGTGCATCTCAGTAGGATCAAGAGCATAGTATCGTTGTGTACTCTTAGCCCTCTCTGCTGAAAGATTATAGAAGGGGATAGTCTCACTCAGCCAACGTGGCTTGTCAAGAATATCCTGCCCATCATCATCCTTCATAAACTCATCGGCGAACTCATACGTCAGCATAAGTTCGTACTGTGGGTCTTTAGCTTCCCCCTGAAATGGGCGTTGCTCTTGCATACCAAGGTCAATTACTTGAACCAATCTACCAGGGTATACATCAGGATCAAGGACATCTGCCCTCATCCCACCCCCACCTACTTCTTTAGCATTCAACATTAATGACTAATCCTTTCTACAGTCACAATAACCTTATCTACTTTGTGATCATCAACGTAATAAGAGGTAAACCTAGCCTTTTGTCTTGCATTAAAAATTTGAACCTTGCCTTGAACTGCATAGAAGTCTCCTGTCTTTTTGTTAACCAAGACCCAATGCTTTCTAATGGATTTCATACCAATTCTCTCCTATTTTACTCTTGCCCTTATGCGGGCAATCAATGTTAAAGAAACGTCCAGCCCATTCAATTGCTTGTTCTCCTAATTGTCCTAGTTCTTCAGCAATCTCAGGTCTGCATTCGATAGTCCATTCATCATGATACCAACAGAGTGTACCATAATCAATTCCCCATTTGTATTTCTTTTCTACCATCTGATGAAACTTAAGATAGGCTGCTGCCATCATGATAGCTTCATCAGATTGTAACATATAAACTAATACAGTGTGTTCTTTATCTATGCTAATGGGCCGTCCGTCAAGTCCACGAACCAGTCCATTCTTATACTCCACTCTTCCCCATCTAGCATTGTACTGTTGAACTGCATTATCACGCCATTCAATTGTGAGACGTTGTATAAGTGTCGCCAAAGCAGGTAAGTCTCCGAAGAGCTTATCTTTAAGGTCTTTTGCTTTTCTTTGTGTACATCCCACAATTTTGCTAACCTTATTGTCTCCTGCGCCAAAGACGACTCCAAAGAAGAAAGATTTTGCGTCAACTCTATTGGTAATTCCAGTTGCTCGCATGGTGAGGGCGTGTTGGTCTGTCCCATCATCAGCGTTTCCATTAATTACTGCCTCTTTATACCTTTCATCTCCCATTCTAGCTGTGAGCATACGCACCTGACAACCTTGAGAGTCTGTTCCTACTAGTTTCCATCCAGGTTTTGCTATAAATATTTGTCTCATTTGTTTACCAAAGAAAGACTTATCACCTGGGACATTAACTATATTTTTATGCTTTACCCTACCTGTTGTAGCTACACCAGTAATGATAGAAGGTATCCTACCATCTCTCCTAATAACATTAAACCACCCACTAATAGTAGACTTGCGATGGCGGCACTGAACACGACGAGCAATGAGCATACCAAGCTTATTGTGAATGCCTTTAAACGGGTCATCTTTAGATAGTTTTGCAGAAGTTTTATTTCCTCTTTGGTCATAATTCCATTCTTTCGGCTCCCATCCTTGTTGAAGGAGAAATTCTTTTGTCTCTAAGTTACTATCCAAATCAGTATGACGAAAAGAAATGCGACTAAATGGACCAACCACGCTAAGGTCTGTGTTGTTAATGAAAGTGAGAACTTGTTTAGTATGGGTTCCATCTTTTTTAAAAGGTTTCCTAACGTAACCATACTCTCCACCCTTTTTTATCTCTTCGACTACTACTCTTAAAGGAAGTTGTGGTGTTACTGCCTTATCTATTTTCCCTATCCACCGTGTAAGGGTGCCTACGCACTTATGCATATGGTCTTGATCAACCAACCACCCATATTCTTCTGACATTTGTAGCCTCTCGAACAGCTTCAATGTCATACGGTGTGCTTGCTTCCACCTCTTACCTTTAGCCTCTTCGATTAGTGCCTTCAACAGTAGATGTTGTATCTCCACATCGGCAACACATCTACGTAACATCTCTTCTGAGTACCTAGCCCAATCGTCATGCGCTGGTTTATACCTACCCACACGGTACCCCCATGCCTCCACGGAATGAGGAGCTCGTTTATTTGGGCAATTGGGAGGGGATAGACGATTTGGTTTTTGAAGCCTGGATATAAGAAGTGTGTCGATCTTAGTTCCTTTGTAATCGTAATTGTAGAGCTTCTTAAGTAGGGGCCAGTCGAACCCAACTCCGTTGTGCATGATGAGAGTATCAACACTATCAATAAACCTAAGCATATCCCGGATATAGAACTCCCCATCCATAGGGCTAAAAGTACGTATGTGTCCTTTCTTAACATCTTTAAACACTCCACACCAGACACGGGTAGCTGTGTCCAATAGGCCATCACTTTCTAAATCAGCAATACACACCCGTTCCATATTTCAATTTCAATTCCTCTCTAAACCTATGTATCAAGACACGTATCGTCCCTGGGTTTATATTCATAATCTTACTTACATCGTTAGGAGAATAGTCATAGAAGAAACTGAGGTTTAACACTTCCTTCTTTTTCTCTGACAACAGAGCTATATCATCCTTAATCTCTGATATAAACCTCTTAACAAAGGCGCTCTCTGTATACACCCCCGTATGCTTGTCACTAGGACGGGCATCATACACCATGCCTTGGGCTCTTCGATCTTTAGTATGGGTACGTAGGGAATTTTCAAGGATACGTGAGAACCACATATCGAAAGGAGTGATGGCAGGGTTGTAGCTCTTGTGGTATTTAAGCGAGCGTGTGAATGCTTCTTGTACCACATCTTCAGCATTGTGGTAAGAGCCAGCTCTGCCTTTTACTTTATTCACTAACCTCTTGAAATTTTTTCTATAAAAATCTTCGATAAGCTTATATGCTTCATGTTGTTCCAATGCTATTATCTATATCCTTTCATTGTATCTTTCCTTCATGGAATTAAGTATGCAGAAATACAAAATGTTTCAATTTTAGCCCGTTCCTTTGCTTCTTCACACTCTGACAACGACCAAAACACTGATGTCTCATACGGAAAATGATAGGAAAGAAACGGACGTTCCACAAAGTCAGGAGAAAGTAAATTGTTTTGCCCCAAATTAAAAGTGAATAAGATGTATACTATCAGGGTAACAGTACTAGCTGTCATCTTCATTCTCCTGCATCTCATTAAATAGACCAGTATGCTTGTCATAAAATACTTTTAAATATCCTGAATGACCAAACTCTCTATCCTCTAGTATGATTATTTTCCTAATGTTTTTCTTTTCATCAGGAAAGTCAGGGTCTTTGTTGCCCTCTATACCTATCATATAGTTACAGCTACGCATCATAGCCCTACTACCAGAGAATTGATAGCTCTGTACATGCCCCCCTCTCTCATGAGAAGGGCCAGCATCAGGACTTTTCAAATGACAAAATATAAATATAGCTATATCTAAATCCCTAGCCATAGCTGCTAGGTCTTGTGCTACTGATTGAAGAACAGTGTTAGCTTCTGATGGAGGCACTCCATTTGTTAAGTTTGTTATAGGGTCAATGAACACCGCCTTACAACCCATCTTTACAGCCGCGTAGATGTCCTGTCGTAGCCCTTCCCATCCCAAGTGCTGCCATATGTCAAGGAAATGTACATCCTCATGTACAAGGGCCGCTCCCCTGTCATATGCCTCATAGTCAAAGGCTACTTCTGGATCAGTAAATATCCGACCCACTACCTTACCCACTAAAAGCCTCATGGATTTATTATTAGCCTCTTCAGGACTGGCTATAAATACTTTAATCTTATGTTCAGTGAGAAGATGGGCTGCGATTGTATGTACCGCAGTACTTTTACCCATCTTAACACCTGCACCTATGTAGTACGTCTCGCCAAACCTAATACCTCTCGTCATCTTAGTCATGTGCTTCCAGGGCCAAGACAGGCCCATCTGAGCAGCAACTCTGGCGCTATCACGAAGCTCAGTTCCTAAGATGATGCGAGTGTTTTTGAGACTACCGGCCTTGAAGAGCACGGCATCTGTCAGGGCACGCTCGTAGCCATCTAAGAGACATTGGTTGGCATCTTTAGAAGGAAGCAGGGCTGTCTTTGCTCTTGGTAATATTAGAGTTACATCCTTTGCTGCTTTCTTACCCGGCTCATCCATGTCGAATACAAGGATTACCTCTTCAAACCTTTGTTGTATTTCGTTGAGGTTTTTAGCTACTACTGTGGAAGCAGACGTACTTCCAGAGGGTAGAGACACTACTGAGGGTATGTACTTCTCCCACTTCGTACCTCTAGCCCGTTCGACTAAGGCTTGCCATAGAGCAACGGCATCCAACTCACCTTCCGTAATGAACAGCTTCCTTCCACCCGCTGCCTTCGCTTGTTCCCACCCAAAAAACTGAGAACCTTTTAAGTCACCCACACCCCACATCTTTTTACTATCTAACAAACGACTCTTCCACCCACTAACTTTCTTACCTTCCTTACAGTATGGATAGTGGTGTGTGATAGGAGTAGAGCCATCTACTTCTGATAGCCCTGTTCTTACTCCAAAATGTCCTAATGCATCTTTACCTAATTTTCTATCAGGTAAGGACACAGTAGGTAGGTTGGAAATTTCAAAAATTTCTAAATCAATTTCTTCTTGTGTCTTTGTTATGTTCTTTGGTATCACATACCCTACCGGAGCATGGGCATATGGATTATCAACGTATGTATCACATGCAAAACAATAGGCAGTGTACTTCCCTCTCTCTTCAAACACCTGAAGGGCATCATGAGAGCCGCAAGAGTGTGGTAATTTTTCAATACAATGACTCACATAAACCTTCTTTCATTCCATTCGCGTAGATATAAATTAGAAGCCGCTACTATAACACCTGGGTAGTCCAACTCACTGGTAGAGAAAATGATACGTGCTGTTACATCCTCTTTAGATAAGAGTTTAATTTTCTTATCAGTAATCTCATCCCAATGCCAAATCAACCGACACCTTATCACTTCGCATAGCCTTAAGGATAAAATCCTTTCTCCTTTAACATTGGAGAGATACTGACAGACTAAGTACCAAATGACAAGAAGGTTCTTGTTTCTTCTGATAGCACGGATACATTTCCAATCCATTACTACCCCCTATATACCATAGTTTGAAGACCAGTGTTACAAATATTCTGAAAAATTTTCTTTATACCTTTCAATAGTAACCCCCTCTAAGCCAGGAGCCGTATTGATTTCAAGAACAAAAGCATGTCCATTCTTTATTGTTACCACATCCACTGCCCCAAAGTCAAGACCAGTCACATCAAATGCTGCGAGTGCTTGAACTGTTACATCTTCTGGTATGTCTATGTCTTCCCTCATGTATACGAAGCCACCAGCACGGTTCCTCACCCTCCAATTAGGGTCTTCAACCTCCCGCCTTCTCCCCTTTTTTTGCACATCAAACACCTTACCCTTGTGGATATGTACCCTCCACTCTTCCTTCTTTTTAATATACCTAGTATATAAGGGAGCCTTAACAAGTTCTTCTTCTTTATCAGCTATAACTATACCCTTACCACTGCTGCCACGTAAGATAGTACGACAGACAACAGCGTATCCCGCACGTATCCATAAGGCTGCCTCTTTGGTATGAGTGGTAAATTTGGGAGTTTTAACACCCCCATCTTTACACTTAGTAAGAAAAGTGAGCTTGTTTGTGGACTCAAACACCCTATCATTAGGGTTAATTACAGCACACTTTTGCACTTCATCAGGAAGCTTTGTTGATCCCCAATTTATAACCGTCTTGTCATAATGGCCTTTGAATTTAGACTCTTTGTGTTTGATTCTATTAATGCCCAATGCATCAGCGAGAGCCTTGGCTCCCTTGCTCTTGGAACTATGTGAATAAAGATTCATGTCTCAATCCTCTGGATTTTGGGGGGGTGCCATATCATCAGCAGCATCCCATTGTATATCTTCAGGTGCCCATCTCGCCATCATATCTGGATTAATTGGAACTCGCCCACGCCTTGGTTGTTGTAATCTACCCTCCTCTGCCTCTGCATTCTCTCCTTCAAGCTCCTCTGGTATTACAAGGGGACCGGCCTGAAGGTTAGCCATCATAGCCTCTAGTTCTGCTTTCTTAGGATTATACCTATTCATTGCCGGTTTCTTTTTATCAGGTATTGGGATGTATGCTAGTTCTTGTACTCTCCACACCCCATCTCTTATTATTTGATCTGTGTTAGGGTGCTTTATTAAAGATGCATACTCTTCTAATACATCTTTAACAAACTGATTGCCCCCTCTAGCAGACAGTTGTTCTATTAAATCATTTGGCTGGTTAAACTGTAATGAGTAGTCTTTAACCTTTAGTAACATACTGACCCATGTTTTAATGACATCAATATCTCTTGTCCCTCGCATAGCTCTGAATTCTAAGCTACCAAACTTAGGTATGGAAGCGAAGTTAACAGAACTATATTTAAACTTCTGACTTCTAAACCCTCCCCAATTCTGTTGTGCTACAATATCACAAAGGAGTTGTATCACATGTGCTGCATCACTAGATGAGAGGCAGAAAAGATTACCTTCCCTTTCTTTCCCACAAAATTTTATTAATAAATCTTCTAGTATATTGTAAACACAATAGAAAGTAATAACATTTTTAAACTCTAACTCTTGTACGTTGACATGAATATGAACACTTGTTCTTGGTGACGGAGGAATGATTGCTTTATGATCTATCCATGTCTTATGTAAGTGGTTTAATACCTTAGTTACTTCCTTTCTTTTTACTGGTGACTTCAACACATACTCTACAGGAGCATTGTTTTCATGTGCTCTTAATGAGCCATCCCCTACTACATGCCAGTATAAAGCAGGAGTGGCAAGGTGTTGCCCCTCACACTCAACCTCTATACCAATCTCTCCTGCTCTTTTTCTTACACCAAGATACTCTACCACTGTGGTCATGTTATATACTCGCTTGCAAGTGTTCTTTGAAGTAGAAGTGAGCCTCATCTAACTCAAAATCTTTTAAATTATTAGTAAACACACCTATCAATATCTTAGATTGGTATACAATAACTCTTTTATCACCTATCGAAAAATTTCTAGAAAAAGCAGACGAGACAACTGTGCCTTCTTCAATTAATCTATGGCTTTGTTTAACAGATGGATAGTTGTTAGCTATTGTTTTTAATAAAGCCTTACAAGGCAACGGCAAGCCACAATATCCATGTTTTATACTGTAGGCTATGAAACTATCTCTATGTAGCCCTTGTTTCCATGCCCTTTGTGGTATTCTAGAAGTATAATATGTGTCACCTTCATGATTTAAATTACCTAATGGTACAGGAGACAGGTCAATTTCAGGGTCTTGAAGTTTTACTTTAGATATTTTATCTGTTCTTAAACCCTCCACCATTAAGAAATATGTAACGCTAGGTTGTGTAATGTCAATGATATAGACAGGCTCTTTCTTATATCTGATTAAGGTATGTTCCAGTCTCATTTTAGCATCGTGAAGATTAATAAACATTCACTTGCTCCATATCTATACCAAGTTCGTTTACTATTTGTTCTGCCTTTGTTTTATTATTGTTATTAATACACTCCTCACCATCTGTATAGGTCAGATACCAAGGCTCACCATCTAACAGCTCTTCAATAGCCTTAATGGTGTGGTTATACACAAACATCATCAACACTGCATTCACGATCCACTTGTTAGACAGTACTCTATACTCCATACCATATGTCTTAGGTCTGAAAGTACCTGCCCTACCATACATTTTCTTTCGTTCAATGCAATCGTTTAACAAAACAAACGGTACGCCAAGGAACAGGTCCATTTGTTTAGCTAAAGAAAAGCACCTACGCATGTGTTCACCACTCATAGGCTCGACTCCTTCTGTCCAGCCTACGTGTACATGTCCTGCTGCTGTTCGTATGTTACTATCAGGATTAGGAGACGGGTTAATTGTCTCTGTGTATGCATTAAAGTCAGGGTCACACCCTAGTTCTAAAGCTTCCCTTGGCTGTGTCTTTAAGCACTCCTCTTTAAACCTAACAGTTGCTTCCAATACGAACTCATGCTCAGGCACCATTTGTTTTAATTGATCAAGGACAGAGAAAACATTATTAACAAACTCCACTGATGTAGATGCAGGATCAATGTTAAACTCAAGCGCCATGCCATCCACCTGAACAGCACCATGTTTCACTGGATGGGGGTGGGCCTTAGTTCCAGGTATCAACCCGTATCCACTAACCAGCTCCCCCTTATGTTTAACAAACAACTCAGGGTCAGCACCCACTAGTATCTTGTTCATGTTTCACCTTTTGAATTATCAAAAGAATTGTCACACTTACCACATACGGCAACGTCATAGTGGTTCTCATCAAAAATTATTCCATCATCCTCAAAGCACAAAGGATCACCACACCAAGCACAGTTCTTATACTGTGAATCAAACTGTCGCTTATTTAATTTTAATCCTAATCTTGTTTGTCTCTTACAATCCAAAGGAACTATAATATCAACAGTTTCTACTCCTACTATGTATATCTTAGATGTCCCTGATTTACCTGAATGATAAGAGTGTGAGATTCTTCCTTTAAAGAACAGCTTATCGTATAAAGAATCGTTAGTGGGGTAGAGGTCTGCTAAATAAAAGTCTCTTTCGTTATGTAAATATATTCTAGCTTCATGTCTCCTGTCTAAATTTTGAAAGCCACATATTATAGTGTATCCAGTCAGCTTCTTCTTAGTGTAAGTCTTGACTATGTTTCTTGGATAGAGAGAATAACACTGACCAACTATAGGAATAGCAACAATCTTACTAAGGCCAGGAAGATTGTTCTGTACAGGAACAGGCTCACCACCTATATCAGTGTTAATACTAGTATCCCCCACGCCCTGCGTCATAGGATTACGCCCCCTCCATCCCCACCAAGCATCATAATCATTCTTCTCTGGTGCTTTATATGGCGGAGGTACGAATGGCTTTAGTTTTTTCTTAGCTATTTTTATTTTCTCTTTACCAAAATTTGCATCATCGTATGAAATTTCATAATGTTTATGAACACCAACATCAAATATCTTACCGTGTGTTACTCCACTTCTTAATGCAGCAACACGGATCATCCACCCCTCTGATGCATAGATCAAACCGTCTTGTTCTTTTGTCCATGCATAAGACAACGGACGTTCCCTATTCCTAATAAAGTTTAAAGTTTTAGTTCTCTTGTCCCACCAAACGAGAGCCATAGCTCCTCTTACTTTTTTATATATGTTTTTAATACCTTCTTTATTAATAAGGTATAAGATGTGCTCACTATCTACATCAAACTTATGAGCATCCCCCAACTCATATCTTCCAACAATAGTACCGTTATGGCACCCCAGTATATGTGAAAAATCAAACGGATGGGCATTTTCTGAAGTGATTTTCCCTATAGTGGCCCATCTGTTGTGCCCCATGTATAAATTATACCACCCCTTGTCTGTTATTTTTATGTATCGTTTATTAGTAAGAAGAATATCAGGCAGATTGACAGACTTAACGAAGGTACATGCTCCGTTAATACCTGCGAAGCCAACACCTGTAGAGTGTGGCCCTCTTATCGCACCTAAACGGAGCAAGTCTCTAAACATTTTCTCTCTTGGAAGCGTATGTTTACCAAAGTAACCAACCAAACCACACATAGGCTTACCCTCTGTTGAACAAGTATTCATTAAGGTATTGGAAGTATAAATCTCTACACTCCTGATAACCATCGAACTCAGGATGCGGTTGAAAGCATAAACTATTAGTAATGGGATAGTGTATTACTTCAAGCTCATAAACAGGCAGTCCTTTATTCATGCTTTCTTTAGCGTAAGAACTACACACTCCTTCAGCAATAGCAATTATATCATTATAACAACCATCCTCAACATAACTATCTCTCATCATTTGATGGTGTGTACTACTCACTTCATATATTTCATTAGTCCACACATCTCTAATTTTGTGAGCTATACAGTGTCCATCGACATGCTGATACATCTTACCCCCGTTCATGACATGTAAGAACTGTCCTCCCCTACATATACCAGCCATAGGAATATTTAATTTAATTATATCATCATAAAGACGATGTTCATTTGCATCTCTTTGGGGGCTGTTATACGTATGTGGGTGTGCCTTCTCACCATATAATGCAGGAGTTACATCACTCCCCCCTGTAAATTGAATAAGATCAGCCTCCTCCATGTTCTCAACCACCAAGTAATCATCATGGTTGTTGAACATACTGATGTACTGACCATTGGGATTGATTATGAATACTTTCCTAGTCATGACACACCTTCTCCATTTGAGATGTAAATTCTCTAACAAATATCTTCTTACTTCTTATGGTAGTGTATGCTACATAGTTTGGCTTGACATTAGTATGCCAATCGTTTTCATTCGGTTCTTTCTTTACTTTCTTAGGCTTCGTAGAATATTTAAAATCTATAGCCTTTCCATCTCTCGGATTTCCCCATAAATTAAAGACACCAGAAAACTTTGTATTCTTTTTAAATATATTACGTGGTGGGGAGTGTTCCCCTACCCTTGCTATCTTACCAGCACAAAAGTTTTTTAAATATTTAGGAGTGAATGGTTGATTTAAAGACAGATGATTTGTATTATAATATGGTTTGTTAAGTAAGAAGCCCCCTTCACATATCTCAAGGTAGTGTGTAGCAATGTAAGCATACTCGGGATTAAGCCCGGCATTCACTAGCTCCCCCCATATGATGACCTTATTGGGGCACTCATCAATCTCTCTTACTGCACTCAGTCCACTCATTAAGAGAGTGGAGAGTACATTTGTATGACAGATGATCCCCTTATCTATAGCCTTGTTTGGAACTTTAGTATAGAACACACTAGACCAAGGGCTATTGTTTAATATCCAATCCAGATATAGTATTGAGACACGTCTCCCCACTTTTTCACAATTTCTTATTAAAGAAACAAAAGATACTGCCCCTTTCCACTTATGGCCTTCAAAATTTAAATTGTTATAACATACCCTATTCCACCAACATTTATGATAGGTAGGATACACTGCTGCATAGTTATTAACACTGCTACCATGCTTGCCGCTTTCTTTCCCCTCTCTCAGTTCCTTCAATGCAGCGCGTGATTTTCTAAGATATTTCATAGCAACCTCAAAAAATATTGTAACAATTATGTGATAAACGTGGTATACCTATAGGGGGTTGGGATATAATCTATTCTATTCCCCTTCTTCTTTTACTTCTCTATGTGCTGCTCCTGTTCCATTAAGATAATATAAACATTCTCTTAAAAGGTATTCAAGATGTGTTCTTGAATTAATTTTAGTACTTGATAAAACCCTTTGAATTTCTTTAACTAATGTCATATTATTTCTCCTTATACTTACTTAAATCTCCACCATCGTACCCATCAGTGACATGAACAGTACCATTGAAAAGGATATGAACAAACATATCTTTATTCTTATATGTGTTGATGTAGAACATATGCCCCTCATGTGTAGGATATGAGGAATATACCTTCCTTACATTCAGAGTAGGGTTAGCCTTCCATTGTGGTTTGTTTAACCTAATCTTATTGTCAATGCAATACAATCTAATTCTATACATAATATATAGTCCTTTTAATTTATTAAGATGTGATGTGTCAGATACTCAATAGCAATTATAGGCTGACACTTTCAGCCCAAACAACACACACCCATCAAATACTAACCAACGGTTAGCTACTGGTGCTGTTGAGAAGGCGTTCAATGTCATTGTTAGCCACGGATAACCGTTCAGATAATGGATCATACCATTACCATGTATGCTACCACTCTAGCCCACAATCTGACACACCACGGTAGGCTGACAACATGGTCCACTAAGGGTTACGCCCTAGCTTCACCCCATGTTGTCAGTAGTCTTTAATATCTTAACCTTTATGCCCATCGTCACCGATGGTAACTTTAAACATGGACCGTGCATGTTGGTGGTATATAACAACACCTTCTGGGCTCATGAACCCATCAGCAGCGAATGATCCTTGTTTTGCTAAAATACTTAAACAGTTTTCTACAGCTTTAATACTAAACGGTCCACGATGTATGGCTGGTACCACATGACAACAAGCTGGCCTGTCTCCTGCCCACTTGTCTACATTAAATAAAGAAAATCTCTTATGATCAAGGCCATACTTACGTTGTATACCCTGTCCCCACCACTCTCCGTAGTGTGTGCCTTCCCCCAGTCCTTCAATAAGCTCTTCGGCATGTTCTTGTACCCATGCAGCAAAGCCATAGTTATCTTTATCTCTTGTCAACCAACGGGTTCTGCTTCCAGCATAAATAGCCGCTCCCCACATACCACCAAAACCAAGAGCATATGTATTTTGGAAGATAGCATGTGGGTCGTCTGGACTTAGCCCTCCCACTCCTATCTCATTGGCGGGAGCAATATGTATGCTTGCGTTGGTCCCGTCTATCTTCTCCGTCACCACCATGTCACGGAATAGGCGTGGTATCTTTGGAAATTTTACAAAGTCAGTCATGATTACCCTTCCAATGAGGGTGGGTTGCCCTTGTACCCATCCATTGCCCATCCTAATAGACAGGACAGGTATATTCTTTTCTTGTGCTTGTCAGTCTTAGACAGGTCAATGAAGGTGTTCTTACCCCCACATGACACTGTAACTGAGTCCTCATAGGCATTGGTCCTTATTAGGACTGCATTACCTACCATAATCCGTTCGTTCATAGTTATATATCCTTCATACCACCTGTTAATGTTTTAAACTGTTGAGAAGGAAGAGGACCAAGGAGATTTCCGTCACCTGTATATACCCCTTCTTCCCCACATAATTCACAAATAGAATCAACAGAGTGTTCACTTTGCCAATCATGAAAACAATTCCAACATCTCCATGTATATGTTATCATATCCCTCTTCCCTTCTTAGGAACATCTTCCCAACTATCACCTGCTGCCATGACACAGCTCACTCCATCGGGACGAGTTATTATGATGGTCCATGTGCCAGTTGGAGAGGCTAGAATTTCAAGCACACTTCCATTACTTGCCAATCCTATAGAGACAGGCTCTTCGGAGTATCTTTTTTCTAGTCCTGCCACTACTGTCTTACGGTCCGCACACATAACTTGAGAATGAGCAGGAGCAGACAGTACCATAAGCACAACGAATAGGAATAGCACCAACACTGCTACTATTGGTACCATTGGGCGCTCAAAGAAAGGAAGTTTCTTTCTCATGGCATTTCTCCTACACATTCAAGGATGTAATGATGAGCGGCGTTCATAGCCTGTACCTCATCATAAGGGAGGTTATTCATATGTTGGAGATGGTGCGCTGCTTCATGTGCCTTAACAAGAATACTATCAACAAATAATACAGCAGTGTGTGTTTTATCGTTATAAAAACCAAGGGCCTCCATTAAAAGGGGAGTTTCTGTTTTAATAAATGTTGGAGGGGAGTACACTTGTACCCCCATATATATAGCAAGACATAACATCATGGACATGCACAACCTATCCTCCCAAGCTCCTTATCTTGGAGCTTAATCAACTCTCTAACAACCAGCTCTTGATAGTCCCACCCCATCTCACGTATACTTGACATAACAAACAAGGCTTCTGATACCTTAACCTTAAGGTTATGAAGCCTTTTTGCATACTCAACAGGAGGTACACGGCCTATCCAACCTATTCTTGTTGTAATTTCTTTACTTACGTACATCATGTCCTCCTCAAGTATAGATGAACCAACTTAAAGTAATGATTGTAAATAACATAAGTAATAGCACCTTCAGCCCAAGTATAGTGGCTGTTCTTGATCGCCTCTCAAAAAGAGACATGCGCTGCCATCTGACCAATGCAGCCTTCTTCCTTCTCCAATGAGCATCATGTCGATGTGTTACCCACTGCCAGAACCAGTTCATGGTGTGTTCCTTTTCCTCCACTTCCACCATAGATGATGCTCTGCTATCACATATGATGGGAACCTCCCCCATCCGAACAAGAACATAAGGAAAGGGGAAGTTATTCTTATTCTCATCACCTGTTCTTGGTGACACTGCTAACTACGTCAGAAACCATAACACACACCGCAATAGATACGATGAGTACAATAATAACTGCCCTGAATACTATCGGGCCTATAGATACACATGGTTCCATGTCACTCTCCTGTTGGTGGGTAGGCCAGGAATCGAACCTGATTTGCGTGGATTTACAGTCCAGACGAGATGCCAACCTCTCCCCCTACCCGTGATTACGATAGCACATATGTACCCAGTGCTATCATTATCGAAGACCCCATTATAGTGAGCACCATCTCATCAACATGGGTAATAGGCCAGCTTCGCCACCATCCCATGATACAGAATAGTAGACCTACTAACATCCCTGATATAAGACTTACAAATGCGTAATCCATGACAATCTCCTTTTGGTCGTCCCGCCGGGAGTTGAACCCAGATCGGACGCTTATAAGGCGTCTGCTCTACCGTTGAGCTACGGGACATACCAGTTTAGACCTTGGGGTTCTTCTTGAGGTCGTCGGCGGCGACGATACAGGCCTTGGCGAGTTCACGAAGGGCTTTCTCGTCCCACTTATGGGAACACGCTTCTCCCCATCTATCCACCTGCCTCATTGAAAATGCACCAACGGATTTGGTACCACCATTGGTGAGACGCTGGTCTAAGGTTCGACGATTGAACCTCATCCTTGCGCGGGAGTGGAACCCCGCTTCACCCCCGTCCGATATT